GCGAGCGTTGCCATGCTTAACCTTCCTCCCCGGTGCCCGGGAACCGGTAACACTTGGACAGCCTGTGGGCCCAGAAGGGCTCCAGGGCCGTTTCCACGACGCCGACGGGGTTGACGCTGTGGTAGGCGTGCAGCACGCCCCGGTCGGTCAGGAGCATGGCGTGCTTGGCCACGCCCCGCGTCCGGACCCAGAACGTCATGGCGTCCCCGGGCCGGACCCGGCTGCGGGGGACCTCCGCCATGCCGCCCGCCTCCAGCTCCCGCTCCAGCGTGTCCCTGTGGGGCACCCGGGCGTACGCGGGGCAGTCGTGGAACGACAGGCCGAAGTGCGTCGCCACGGCGACGAGCACCCCGACGCAGTCCAGCCCGACGCCCGGGAGCCGGCCCTGGTGCCTGTACGGCGTCCCGAGGAGCGTCCTGGCGTACGCGATGATGTCGGCGCGGGTGGTCATGACTTGCTGTTCGGCGTCTTGAGCATGGCGTCCGTGCCCGGGATGTAGGGGAAGCCACGGAAGTTAATGAGGTTGTTGAACTTCCCCGAGCACGTACCCATGAGGCGATCGCACCCGGCCACGATGTTGAACGTGTCCCCGACGGCGATGTCGTAGGGCATCTTGAGCCAGAGGGTGACGCGGCCCGCCGTCCCGTAGCTCTTGTTGACCTCCATCGTGAGTCCGGTGTTCAGCCCACTCGTCCACCGGACGTAGCCGTATTTGTACCAGTTCGTCGTCTGCGTGAGCGTCGTGTTGAAGTCCTTGCGGCTGACGTTGACGCCGGTGACCGTCCCGCCGTCCGTCCACGCCGCCTCACTCACCACGCCCCCGTCGCCGTGCCCCACGCACCGGGCGTCCCCGAAGGCGTGCACGTCGCACGTCCGGCCGTACACCCGGCCGACCTGCTGCTTGAGCCGGTGCGTCAGCCCCTCCGCCTGGGCCTCCCAGATTTCCCCGGTGAACGTCGTCTGCACGATGAAGTACGTGTACGAGGCGAACGGGTCGGCCCAGGGGTACCGCCAGTCCATTAGGTACTCTTCTATCTTGGCCTGCCGGTACTTCCCCGCGAGCAGGTCGGCGTACGTGATGGCGTCCGACACGAGGGCGCCGCGGAAGTCGACGTTCCGGTCCCGCAGGCCCTCGATCCTCTGCTTGGCCGTGGCGGACAGGGCCCCCGTGGGCGTGTACAGCTGGTCGGCGTGCGTGATGCCCGCGTCGTGGTTGGTGAAGCGGAGCTGCTGTCCGTCCTTCCGCGTCAGCCGCCACAGGGTCGCGAACCGGTGCACGCGGTCGTTCACCAGCCCCTCGAGTTGCGCCGGGATCTTGATCACAGGTTGCTCCACTTGTTCTTGGGGCACTTGCCGGACAGGAGGTGCACCGTCTTGTGCACGCACCCGCACGCCTCGCACCGCGTCTTGGACGGGACGGGGAGGCCGGGCGTCTCCACGAACCCCCCGAGCCAGTGGGGGCACGCCCGGCACAGGTCCTGGAAGCCCCGCACCTGCGCGACCCTCGCGTCCGACAGCACGCCGTCCCGGGCGGGGGCGGGCGGGCTGAGCAGGCGGGGCTCGGGGCCCTCGTACGTGGCGCACCGGGCGCACGTCCCGGGCGAGATGAAGCCGAGGCCCGCGCCGCAGTCCCCGCCGTGCGGGGGGCGCGCCTTCCAGTGCACGCATTGGACGAGCGCCAGGCCCATCAGCTCACCTCCACGGCCGAGATCGCGTCGACGCTCGTGAGCTGGCACACCTGGTGCGTGTCGCCGTCGGTCCCGCACGACCAGGGGGGTGGGTCGGCCTGCGCGTAGGTCCCGACCGGGGTGGTGCCCGTGTATTTGCGGAATACGGACCTGCACCCGGCCACGCCCTCCCCGAAGAACGCCTCCCAGCAGCACGTCCCGTCACCCAGGGTCTGGTGGTACACCGAGACGTTGGGCAGCTCGGGGGTGAACGTCCCGCCGACCGTGCACAACGGCACGGGGGCGGTGTTGTTCCAGGTGGTGCCCGACCCGGTGACGTTCGTGTTGTAGTCCCCCTCGCACGAGGGCGCGCACGCCATCCCGCCCGAGCTGCCGTAGTCCATCCTCACCTTCTGGTGCCACGCGACGTTGTACGTCGTCGCCAGCCCCGCCGGGGGCGTGCAGGGGACCGGGTTGGTGTCCGTGCCCCCGCCCCCGGCGGTGCACAGGTCGCACGTGTCGAACCACTGGACCTGGTCCTCGGTGAGCGTGAACCCGTGCCCCAGGGTCCGTGGGTCGCTCGCCTTGAAGTAGTAGCACACCTCGTTGAACCTGAACACGGCCACGCCGTCGACGAGGTGGGGCGTCACGTCCCCCTCGGCCATCCAGATATCCGCCTTGGAGCCGTTGCTGCAGAACCGGGCGCGGTAGAACCCCCCGGTGCACAGGATGGGGTCGTAACTCGTCGGGGCGGTGAACGGCGTCGCGGGCGGCACGTACCCGACGGGAACGGTGCGGACCAGGGACCCCGTGTCGGCGACGGACTTGGCGGTGCCGGCCGCGTCCTGGAAGGCCCACCACCGGGTCGTCCCCAGGAGCACCGTCGTGGCGGTCGCGGGCGGGAGGTTGCACAGCAGGACCCCGTCGTCACGGTAGAGGGGGAGCGTGCCCGACCCGGCGTTCCGCAGCAGGTAGTAGGGGCCCCCGGTCGGGATCGGCACGCCGTTGCGGGCGCGGGCGGGTAGCGTCAGCCCGGGCAGGGCCCGGTACGTGAAATTGTCGAACGTCGTGCCCGCTGAGGTGAGGTTAATGCGAATGCCCGCACCCGTGGCCGTCTTGTTAGGGCGGGAGGTGACGGTGACGTTCTGGACTAGCACCCCGTTCACCTTGACTTTGATGTTGTCGTTATTGACCGTCACCTCCACCGCGTAGCTGCCTGCGGCGGAGTGGGCCACGTCCGGGGATTCGATGTTAAAGGCGGAGCCGTCGAAGTAGAAGATTTTGCTGTTGGTAGCTTGGAGGATGCAAAGCCAGTATTTACCCCCGCCCACGTTCCAGACGATTCCGGCGTCGTTGTCCCCTCCGAGCAGCACCTCGTCGCAGGAGAACACGCCGTCCGCCCCGCAGGCGTGGTACGCGACGTCCTGGCCGGACCCCGCCGACTTCGTGGCCTTGTTGCCGGTAATGGTCCACATGCCCGACAGGGCCGTCCAGCCCCGGGTTGTGAGGTTGGTGCCGTCGGGGGCGGTGAACGTGTCCTGGAAGAGCACGGGCCCGGCGTCGGGCACGTAGTCCGACACGTCGACGACGCGGGGGGCCCCGTACCGCAGGGGGCCGGAGTCCAGCTTGAACGCCTCACCGTAAAACTTGGCCTTACTTAACATACCACACCCTCGTCCCCACGGCGTCCCGGCTGACGTACACCTCGACCCCGGCGCCCGCGTTCACGGTGGTAATCGTCACGCCGCTGGCGTCGGCCAGGACGAACGTGTTCGGGCTCGTGCCGTCGTTGACGATGAAGAAGTGCGGGCCGCCCCCGGGCATGCCGGTGATGGCGGGCAGCGTGACCTTCTTCCCCGCCGCCGTGGCCTTAAAGACCCAGACCCGGACGACCCCCGTGATGGGGAAGTCGGCGACCAGCTCGTTCTCCTGCGCCCCGCCGTAGAAGAACTCGTCGCTGCTCTCCCCCTCGTCGAGCAGCTCGATGAGCGGCACCTGCATGCTCCCGCTCCGGTAGTCCTCCAGGTTGACGCTCAGGCCCTTGTCGACGTCGTCCCCGAACCGGACGGGCACGTCGAACTCGAACCCGGCCGACACGACGGCGCCGTTGGCCGGGGCCGCGTCGAGCGTGACGACGCCGCTGGTCGTGTCCACCGTGAAGTGCCCGGCCTTGTCCACGCCGTCGACGGCGACGAGGACGGTGCCGGACACGGGCTTGGTGACCTTCCGGCTGCGGGACACCGGGCCGCTGGTGTACGTCTTGGTCAGCTGGAAGGCGGTCGTCGCGCCGTCCCCCGTGCCGATGACGGTGTCCACGTTGGAGATGACGTCGACCAGCTTCCCCGCGGGGGCGGCGTACGTGACGCCGGACGCGGAGGTGGCGTAGTCCGACCAGTCCTTGAAGCGGAAGCCGTACGCGCTGCCCATCCGGGCGCGGAAGAACGTAACGAGGGCGTACACGTCCTCCTGCTTCTTCAGCCCGCTGGAGACCTCGTACTGGCACCGGGCCTGCCCCCGGCGGGCGACCCGCTCCTCCTGCCCGCTGTCCACGCTGATGATGTTCGTGTTGAACCCGGGGCCGCCGCTGCTGCCGTAGGAGATGACGGGCGGGAATTGCACTTCGTGGAATGCCATGCGTTTCTACCTGCCTCCCATGCTCGCCTTGACGGCCTGCGAGACCTGCCGCCGGCTGCGGCGGAAACTGTCGGCGTCCGGCGTAGAGATGTTCATTGTGATGTGCACGTCGCCCCGGCCGCCGCCGCCCCCTCCCCCGCCGACGGCCTGCACGCCGAGCTGCCCATTCGCCCCACGGGCCAGCGGGAAGATGCCCTCGGGCCCGGCCTCGCCGAACACGCTCACCGAGGGGCGGGTAAAGACGTTCCCGTCGGCGCTGGTGATGATGGGCTGCGTGTACGTGAGGTCTGATGTCCCTGTGATCGGCGGGCCGGCGCGGCCGAAGGTCCCGGGACCGCTGTTGGGCAGTTTGAGTCCCATCAGCGCCCCGAGCCCCTGGCCCAGGTAGCTGGTGAGGTTGTCGCCCAGCGGCTTAACGATCAGGTTCTTTAAGATGGTCGACTCGATTGCCTTGGCCAGGTCGAGCAGCGTGCTCTTGAGGTCCTTGGCGTTGGTGATGGCGTTCATGAACGCGTCCTCGAACGCCTGCCCCACGTCGCCGGCGACCGCCCAGACCTTCTCCCACGCCCGCTTGTTCTCCACGAGGGCGTCGCTCTGCGCCCGGATGCCCGCCAGGTACTGAGCGTCCAGCGGGATGTGTTCTTGCAACGCCTTGTTCACCAGGTCCCGGTACGCCTTCTCCTTCTCCAGCGCCTCCCCGTACAGGCCGTTCATCTGACTGTCCCGGGTCCTCTCGTCCAGCCGCTGCTGGATGTCGTGCTGGGCCTGCAGCTGGTAGTTGAGCGTGACCTCCTTCTTAACCAGGTCGATCCACTTCTGCTTGTCCTTGATGCTCGTGCTGTCGAGCATCATGGTGACCTTCTGCACGGCGAGCTGCCGCTCCCGCTCGAAGGTCGTCAGCCCCATCGTCTCCCGCTGCAGCTTGAGCTGGGAGATGAGGCCCTTGATGCCGACGAGTTGCTTCTCGTCGTCGAGCACCCGGCCCTTGTTCTCCGCGTCGTCCTTCTTCTTGGTGTTCGTCAGCTGCTCGTACGCGTCCGTGAGCGACTTCAGCTCCCCCGACAGGCCGTCCGGGACGAGGCCGCCGAAGGCCGTCTTCATCGTCTCGGTCATGTTCCCGGCGGCGATGTGCACCGTGTCCGCGAGATTCTTGCCGAAGGCGGCGGCGAACTTGGAGAAGTCGGCGTTCCCGCCCCCGAGCTCGGCGTTCATGTCCTTAATCGTCTGCTGCTTCAGGTAGTCCAGGATGAAGGGGACCATGTCCGTCTGGGCCAGCCCCGGGCTGTCACCGTACTGTGACGTGCGGAGGTCGAGCAGGGCCTGGTCCTTGTCGGACAGCGTGCCCTCCCGGTTGATGGCGTACGTCTTGGCGTTGAAGAGCTGCCGGGGCGCGCCGGGGCCGATGAGCCCGTTGGCCCTGAGCTGCTCGACCGCCGTGAACACGTCCCCGGTCTGCTGCCCGTACTTTTGCCGGTTCTGCATGAGCAGTTGCCAGTCGGCCTTCGTCGTCTCGCTCGGCCCGTCCAGCATGTTCTTCGCCTTGGCAATTACGGTGATGACGCTGATGGCGGCATTCCGGACGCTCTCGAATTGCTCGAACAGCGTCTTGCCCAGACTCCAGGACGCCAGGGCCACGCCGACGGCGAGGACGGTCGTCAGCAGGGGCCGGCCGGCGATGCTGGCGGAGCTCATGGACCGGGCGAACAGGATGGCGCCCTTGGCCATGTCCTCGACCGTCGTCACGATCTTAATGGCGACCCATATCTTGAACAGGTCGACCAGGACCTGGATGACCGCGAGCACCTTCTCGACGGCGCCGTGCACGGCCTGGAACCGGGGCTCTAGCCCCATGAGGGCCCGGACGACGTCGACGACCACGGCCCCGAAGACCTTGCCGAACTTGGTGACGTTCTGCACGAACTTCGTCAGGTCGAGACCCTGGATGAGCTCGTCGCCGGCGTCGACCATGATGAACTTTATCTGGTTCTTGAGGAGCTGGAAGGCCCCGAGCAGCGTCTTGGCCTGCCGCTCGCCGAACCCCTTGTACTTGGCGTCCATCCCGTCCAGGATCGCCTTAATGGCGACCTCGCTATTGACGAGGCCCCGCTCGACGCGGCGCTGGGCCTCCGGGACGGTGATGTTGAGCGTCTTGGCGAGGAGCTCCCACGCCGGGATGTTGGCGTCGGCGAGCTGCCGCATCTCCTGGCTCGCCGTGTGCCCCTTCTGCCGCATCTGGCCCAGGGCGAGCGTGATGCGCTCGAACATATTCACGCCCCCGCCCAGGGCCGCCGTGGCGTCGCCGATGGTCCGGATGTTCGTGATGATCTCGCCCGACTCGAAGCCCATGGCCTTCATGAACTTGGCCTGCTCGGCCATCCTCTCGAAGTCCACGGGGATCTTGGTCGCGACGGACCGCAGGTCCTCCATCATCTTCTTGGCCGCCCCGGCGCTGCCCAGCAGGCCCTCGAAGCCGACCTCCAGGCTCTCGACCTTCGCGGCATCCTGGATGGACTTCATCGCGACGCCCACGAGGCCGATGCCCGCGGCCGCCGCGCCGGTCAGCTGGATGAGCTTGGAGTACGACAGGCCGAGCTTGCCCGCCGCGGCGTCGTGCAGGCTGAAGGACGTGCGGAGGCGGCCCGCGGCGGACTCGGCCCGGCGGGAGGTCTGCTCGAGCTGCGCCAGCTGGATGTTCGCCTGGGCGACGCCCGCGCTATTCACCTGCAGGGTTAGGCTTGCGAGATCCACGCTTGGTCACCTCCGTCAGGTACAGGGCGTCCACGGCCTTGACCGTGCCCAGCTCCCACGGTGAGAGCTTGACGCCGTTGAGCCAGCACCAGGCGCTGATGCCCTCGTACGTCAGGGGCCCGGGCCCGAACCCGACCTGCCGGCCGAAGTGCAGCTCCTGGTACACGTCCCACAGGTACTCCATGGGCGCGGGGCACGGCGTCGTCTCGTACAGGTCCTCGAGTTCCACGCCCTCGGTCGCGGCCACCTGCCGGAGGTGGGCCTCCAGCGTCGTCCCGGAGTTGCCCACCTCCGCGTGCAGCTCGAACTGGCCCTTGGCGAAGGCGAGGAACTCCGTCGTCAGTTTCCCAGGAAGTTGGCCCGGTCCAGGATGAACGCCTCGGCCTGCTCCCGGACCCAGCGGAGCGTCGTGTACAGGAGGTGGGCGTTGTCCTTGCTGAACTCCAGCGGCCCGCCGTTGAGGTCGACGTTCGACCACCCGACCGTGCACGCCACGAGCTGCTCCAGCCCCTCGGCGTCGGTGCTCTCGCTGCTCAGCACCTTGGCCGCGGCGCCCCGCTTGCCCGACGCCTTCGCGGCCCGCTCTAGCCGCTTGTTGTTAATCTTGTGCGAGACGGTCTGGAAGGTCTCGCTGTCCGTCCCGAGGAGGCGGAGCGACACCTTCTTGGGGTTCTTGGGGTCCGTGTTGTCGACCAGCTCGTCGCCCGTCGCCGGGTGCACGAGCACCAGCTCCGCGCCCTCGTCCGCCTTCGCCGCCGTGTTAAGTTTGGAAAGGTCCACTGTGCCGTCTCCTGTGCCTGAGACCAGGGGTTAAAAGCCGTGCCGGACGGGGACCACCCCCGCCCGGCCGCGGCCACTCTCGAACGCACTACTAGGTGTTGCTCCGCTGCAGCCAGATCGGGGTCTGGTACGTCGGGTGCTTCAGGGCCCGGAAGGGCAGGTCCTCCGTGATCGGGCCCTCCTCCCCCGTCGTGAGGGGGTCGCCGGTGTACTTGACGCGGGGCAGGACGACGTTCATGAAGTCCGTGCCGTTGGGGTCCGTCAGCTTGACCCAGATGCTGGTCTCCGTCTCGTTGATGAACTTGTTGAAGAACGCCGCGCTCTTGAAGAACGCCATGAAGTTCCCGGTGACCTTCGCCGTGCCCTCGAACACCTCAGGGCTGATCTGCGACCCGACGACGCCCTGGACGCTCCGGCCGTTGTCCAGGTTAATCGTAATCCCCGAGCACACGGCGACGTTCGTCCCGCCCTCGTAGCACTTCCCGTGGAAGGCGTCCATCGGGCTGTGCGTGCTCACCACGCTCGGCGTCCCCAGCGACGTCCCGCTCATGGGCGTCAGGGGGTCCATGCCGACGAGGCCGAAGCTGCCGCCGATGATCTGCTCGGGCTTGATGTCCAGGCTCATCGTCCCGATGGCGACGCCCTTGAAGACCTGGTAGAGCACGAGGTCCAGGAACTGCCGCTCGACGGTGAACGTCCGCAGGACCTGCCCCACGTCCAGCCGCTTGCCCGGGTACGTGATGGTCTTGCCGGCCCCGCTCGACTCCACGGCGAGCGTCGCGTCGACCGTCAGGTTGGTCGCCGTGACGGCGGTGACGCGGACGAGGGCGTTGTTACCGGGGGCGGTGAACCCCGACCCCTGCACCAGGTCGCCCGGCCGGTACCCGTCCGTCACCCAGCTGCCCGTCGCCCGGACGTAGTCCGTCGCCGTGCTGCTGAGGGTGCTCACGCTCGGGACGGCCGTCCACGTGCCGCTCAGGGCGGCCTCGAGGAGGTCGTCCTGGCTCATGTTGGACAGCTCGTACCCGATGCTGCCGCCGACCTTGACGAACCCGCCCCGGCTCTCCGTCTCCATGCGGTCGCCGGTCTGCTCCTTGCTCTGCAGCTCGTTCCGCTCCGCCGTCGGGTTCCGGTCGGTCGCGCGCAGGATCTTCATCGCGGGCGACCCTGGGGTCGTGCCCTGCGTGACTTCCGGCACGTACGCCAGCCGAACCCGGGATGCACTCCCAATGCTTCCCATCTGCCACTGCTCCTTTCAACTAGAAGGTCTGGACCTCGGCGTACGCACGCCACTGTATTAACACGCTCACCACGTACCACACGGGCTGCACGTTCCCGTCGTTCCCGTTCACCCGCCGGCACCTGTCCACGTGCACGACGGTCCGGGCGTCGTCCGTGCCGACGAACGGCCCGCCCGGCTCGAACAGGTCCCGCACCCCCTTCGCCAGGGCCTCCGGCTCCCGCGTGCCCGCCCCAACGGGGTAGTACACGTCGAGCTGGTACAGCCCCGTCGCCTCCGTCAGCCCGAAGGCCCGGCGGGGCTCGTCGTCCGGGAGGAGCGTCTCCCGCACCCACAGGCTCTTGCCGGGGTCCGCGGGGTCCAGCAGGGGGCCCGGGGGCGTGAACATCTCGTTCTCCCACTGGCACCGCTCGGGCGGCGGGAGCACGGTGTCCTCCGCCTCGAGCATGCGGCGGCGGATGGCGAGCCGGACTGCCTCGTAATCAACCATCGCCTCACCGCTCCTTCGCCACCGTGGACAGCTCCTTGGGGAGCTGCGCCCGGATGGCCGACATCGCCCGCTCCACGAACCTCCGGGGGGAGATGCGGGCCGTCCCGTCGTTCACCCACTTACCGTACGGCGTCGTGTTCGTGACGTAAATCCTCTCGTCGAACTTCGCCCGGTTGATGATCGTCAGGCCCCGGGCGAGGGTGTAGTTGCCGACCTTGTCCTTCAGGTTCTCCCGGAACGTCAGGTCCGGCTGCCCGAGCCCGACGCGCCAGTTGCCCTTAAGCCGGCCCGTCCTGACCGGCGTGTACTCGATCAGGGCCTTGAGCCCGATGCGGGCGGCCACGCGCGCCGCCTGCGACGACCGCTGCTTGGCCTTCGTGCTGAAGCCGATGACCGATGACGTGAAGGATCCCATCGGGTCACTTCCTGCACTGCAGCACGTACGACGCCACCCGGTTCCCGGAGTACACGGGCCCCGGGTCGACGATCTTGAACGCCTTGCCGTTGAACACGAGCACGTCCGTCGCGGGGTCGACCTCCAGCAGGGCGTCCCCGTCCCGGAAGGACTCGGCGGCCATCTCGACGGTAAAGTCACCCCGCAGGACATTCGTTCCGTCAATGTCCTTCAGGCTGTACTCCTCGGGAGGTGACACGGGCACCGGGTAGTCGGTGACTTGCGCCGAACGCGACCCCGTCGCGGGGTCCATCTTGGTGGTCGTGCGCCGGATGACCGCGTCGCCGCCCACCAACTTGATGGCCGTTTTCACGACGTTTGGCAGAATGGTATCCAGCAAACCCATAGGTCAACTCCTCACCAAGCGGACCGCGCCGGACGAACCCCCGTTCGTGTCGGGCCAGCCCACCGGGCTGAGCACCGCCATGACGTTCTCGGGGATCAGCCCCAGGACCTGCGTCTTGTCCACCACCAACCGCGTGCGCCCCACGCCGATCTGGCCGAGGCCCAGCCCGAGCACCTCCGGCTCGGCCGTCCTGTCCCGCCTCGCGAGGGCCAGGGCGAACTCCGCCGTGCCCCGGGCGACGACGTCGGGCACCGTCTCGTAATCGTACTGGCCGTTGTTGTCCGGCCGGTCCGCACCGACCCGGGGCCACCGCAGGCGTTGGGACAGCGTCCGGGGGACGCCGGCCCAGACCATCACCGAGTCCAGCAGGAACGTGGCCCACATGAGGAAGGCCTGCTTCTGCGTGGCCCCGAGCGCCGACCAGGCGTCGGCGTACGCCCGCTGGGAGAGGAGGAAGTCATCCGCCTGCTCCACGGTGCAGTACGAGTTCGCCGTGGGGGACTTGGGTGCCGTGTCGAAGGTGACGCTCATTTACAAGCTCCTGCCTGCGGCTTCCCCGGGTAGGGGGCCGGCCCGACGCGCTACTTCTTGACCCGGACGCGGCCCTTGCGGCCCTTCTGGGACTCGTCCTCGTCCTCCTCTTCCTCGCCGTCTTCGTCCTCGTCCTCGTCGTCCTGGTCCTCGTCGTCCTGGTCCTCCTCCTTGGCCGCCTTGCCCTTCTTCCGGGCGGCCTCGTCCTCCTCCTTCTTGGCCCGCGGTTGGCCGACGAGCGGCGCCGCCGGGGTCTGGAGCGTCGGGTCGGGCTCGCCCTGGGCGAGCTCGTCCTGGTTGACCCCGGGGTCGTGGATTCGGGGGTCGAGGTACGGCTCCGGCGGCATGGTCGACATGACGAACGGGTCCCGCTCGTGCTTGGGCTTCTTCAGCTCCTCGTACTGGATCTTGTCGACGGCGTTGACGCGGATGACCTCGCCCGTGGCCTTGACGCGGACCTTGACCATGTCCGGCGTCTTGACGTGCGGGGTGCGGGGGTCGACCTTGCAGTCGGCGTACGGGTTCTGATTCTGCTGTGCCATCGAGAGTGTCTCCTACTAGTTCGAGAAGCGGCCCAGGACCTCCGGGATCGTGAAGGAGGCCGCGTTGGGCGTCTCGAATTCCTTCCAGTCGCCCCACCCGACGGAATCCTTCTTCCGCCGGGCACGGTACTTGGCCTTCCGCAGCAGGCTGGCCGAGACGACGCCGGCACCGTTGCTGGTGTAGTCGACGTAATCGCGGGGGAAGCTGCGGCCGGCCGCGCCGTCAGTGGAGAGCAGGGCGATCTGGATGAGTGCCCCACTGACGGGGTTGTTCTGCTTGTCGTAGACGGTGAGGGTGCAGTTGCACAGGGCGGGGTCCGCCGCCGGCGCCGTCGCGTTGAGCGTCATTACCTTGGTCCCGGACACGGCGCCCTCGACGGTGACCTGTTCGGCGGCGAAGGCGTACCCGGGGCGGGTGATGCTCAGCGTGTACACGCCGGTCGGGACGCTAAAGGACGCAATGCCGTCGACGCCCGTGCTGTTGACGGCGTAGGACGTGCCGCCGTCGTACAGCCGGACGGACGCCCCGCCCAGGGGCGTGGTCCCGTCGGTGACGGTGAAGTTGACGGGGTTGGGGCCGTCCCCGGTGGGGCTGGGGTCCGCCGGTATGAATGTCACGTGCTGGGCGTAGTTGAAGCCCCCGACGACCGCGCTGAAGTAGAGGAAGAAGACGGGTACCTCGGCGTAGTCGGACGGCACCACGAACTGCGCGACCCAGACGTTGAAGATCGGGTTGGCCAGCGTCACCGCGATGTCGCCGACTGTGTTCCCCGCCCCGTCCCGGACCTGGCACGTCGGCGTCCCCGTGGCGCTGGCGCTCCGGTTGTCCTGGTCCCGCACCAGGAACAGCTGGGAAATCGACTGCCCGGGTTTGAACGTGCGCAGGAAGTCCATGTGCCGTTACCTCGTGGGCTGCGTGGCCGGACGCTGCAGCGCCCGGACCGCCTCGTCCTGGTTTCGGAGTAGTTCCGCCTGCCGGGCCTCCAGGGCGGCGATCTGCCCCCGGGCGGCGACGAGCTCGGGGTCCTCGGCGGGTGCCGGGGCGGTCGCGGGCTGCGTGGCCGGCCTCGTCGCGGGCATCGGGGCGTTGAACATCTGCCGGAGCGTCGCGTTGACGCGGGGCATGCGGGCGGCGACTTCGGGGCTGGTGTTGTCGAAGGCGCGCCAGACCGGGAAGACCTTGTGCGAGAAGTAGATGATACCCCGCAGGTTGTAGCCCCTGGCTTTGCAGTAGTTGGCGGCGTGCATGACCTGCGACTCCCACTGGTCGGCGGTCATGGCGTACGGGTTCCCCTGCGTCGAGGTCTCGACGAACAGGTAAATCGGCTTGTGCCCGGACCACTCCCAGACGCGGTCGAGGCACCGCTCGATCACCGGGAACCCGATGGCCTCGGTCCGGCCCCCCGTGTAGATGTACCAGTCGAACCCGGCGACGTCGCACCAGGCGTACCAGCCGAAGTTCTCGGCCCGGTGGCCGTACTTACTGCCGTCCGTCTTCTGCGGCTTGGGCGTCCCGTCGTACCACTGGTTGTCGATGGCCCCGCACGTCAGCCACATCGGGACGCCCGTGGCCTTTGCCCGCTCCCACTGCGTGCGGAACTCCGGCGGGGTGTACCCGGGCTTGTCGACGTGGTTCACCATGTCGGGCTCGTCCTTCTGGAGGAACCCGACGCGGCCCGGCTGCTTGGCCTCTGACGCGATGTCGTCCCCGGGGTAGGTGACGACGCGGCCGCCGGAGGCGGTCACCCGCTGCTCCCACTCGGCCTTGCTCATCCGTCCACCGTAGTCGACGTGGCAGACGAAGGCGTCGACGCCCCGGCCCTGCCACTTGCTGACGTCCTCCACGGGCACCTGCCACGCCCCGACGTAGAAGGGCTGCGGTCGCGGCGTGGGGAGCGGCTGCCCGTAGGTCTTGAAGCCCTTGAGGAGGCAGAACGCGGCCGCGGCGGCCAGGACGGAGAAGAGCAGGCCGTCGAGCCACCGCTGCCACTTGGGGTACACGTTGAATGGGTGTGCCATGGTGCGATAAAGGGGGTTAGGCCGACGCCAGCACCGTCCCTGGTGCGACGTCGACGTTCTTCTTCGGGTCCGGCGGCTCCTCCGCGGGGTCCCACTGGAAGGTGTCCTCCGGGAGCCGTCCGTGCGCCCGGTACATTTCGATCACCCCTACGGCCACGGTTAGCTTGCCGCGGTAGAAGTGCTTGAGCACGCGCTCGCGGTCGTACCGCTCCTGCAGCGTGCCCACCTTCCGCGTTAGCCTCTTGATGGTCAGCTTCTGCCTGTCCAGCTGCGCCTGCTGCTGCTCGTCCTTCTTCTCCAGCGCCGCCAGCCGCAGGGACAGGAGGTTCTGCAGGTTGAAGTGCCGCCTGGCGCCCTCCGCCAGGGCGACGAGGAGTCCCGCCAGCGTCGTGCCGAGTACGTACCATAAGGAGCTCGTGTCGAGCACCACCGGCTGCGTCGTCGCCTGAAGGAGAAGGTACACCATCGTAATCCCTCCGTTCGGTCCCTTGTACGCCCGTACCGTGCTACTTAGAGGAGCAGCACCTTCGCGAAGGACAGCGAGGTGAGCAGCCAGCCCTGGAGCTTGGCCTCCCCCGCCGCCTGCAGGTCCACGCCGTCGCCGGCGAGGTCCAGCTTGATCTGCGTGAGCAGGTCCTGCACGTCCTCGGCGGCGACCTTGTCGCCCTGGGCCGCGAGGGCCTGGTACTGCGCCAGCGGCGCCTTGTACTTATCCAGGATCGCCTGCGCGTCGTCCCGGGCGATCCCGAGCACGGCGGCGAGGCCTTGCAGCGTGCCTTCCTGTAAGGTCTGGTCTTCCATCGTCATCTCCGTCGGAACCCACCCCTGCCCCTTCTGGTACCGGTAACCGTTACGGCCGCTGCGTGAAGGGGAGCGTACTCCTCGCACGGGCACGCTCCTTGGCGATCAGGCCGTCGACCTTGTCCACGGTCGTCCTGCGCAGGGCGCGGTCGGCCTGCGTTAGCCTCGGGTCCTGCTCGACGAACAGGAGGTACTTCTCCCGCACGGGCGTCCACGCCGTCTCGAACGCCTCGAGGGTCAGCTTGTCCCGCTGCTCGCACAGGGACAGCAGCCGCTCGGCGTCCATCGACGCCTGGGGGTCCTGCTTCTGCAGGGCGTACGCCTTGGTCCGCTCCCCGACGAGCTCGCCGGCGTCCGCGGCGCCCTGCTGGTAGGCGTAGCTGGTCGCGCACCCGCACACGAAGAGCAGGGCGGACAGGAAGGCGAGCACGGACACGAGGGCGTCACGGTAGTACGGGCGGCGCTTCCCCTTCTTCTTGCGCTTGGCTTCGTATTCCACGGTCAGTTCCTCCGGGTGTGAAGAGGCGGGCGGCTCCCCCGAGACCGCCCGCCTCCCTATTCTCACCAGACGTTGTTACGGGGCGGAAGGCTGTCCCGTGCCCGACTAGCCGGCGATGCGGCAGGCGTACTCGGGACGGACGAGCTGGGCGCCGTACAGGATGTCAAAGGCCCAGCGGTTCCGCTTGTTCTCCCGCTTCACCTCGAGGCGGAGCGTGAGGCCGGAGATGGGGTCGACGGTGCTCTGGACCATCGAGCCGAGCTCCTCGGCGTGCACGTCGTCAAGCGGGGCCGAGGCGAAGGCGATCGCGTCCCGGCTGAACGCGAGGTTCACCGTGTGCGAGGCCTTGAGCGACACGGCCTCGCCGCCGGCCTTGGCGACCTTGAGGGCGGGCGAGATGCTGACCGTCGTGTTGCCGACGGCGAGCGTGACGTCCGCGAGCACGACGTACGTCTGCGTGTCGCCGGCGAAGGTGAGCACGTCGCCCCGCACGAGGTTGGACGGGTTCGTCGCCTTGGCGATCGACACGGTGCCGGTGCGGCCGCTGTCCGTCGAGCCCTGGGCGACCGTCTGCACGCCGTTCACCGTCGCGGCGCCGGCGGACAGGGGGGTCGACGTGTGGATCGGGATGTTCTGGTCCATGTACCAGTCCATGCCGAACGCGCTGCCGATCTGCCCGGTCTTGATCACGCTGTTGTCGCCGCGCCAGCTCTGGTCCTGCAGGGCCCGCTGGTTCATCGCCTTGCCCTGGGCGATCGGGTCGAGCACGATGGCCCGCTCGTCGCCCGGGCAGAGCTGCTGCGTCAGGACGGTGAGGACGTTGGTCGCGTCGCTCATGTCCAGGTTCGCCGGGGCCTGCGAGAAGGGCGCGGTGCCCGGGGTGCCGGTGAAGCCGTAGATGCCCTTGTAGAAGGAGAGGATGTAACTGTCGACGGTGTTGCAGAGGACCTTGACGGCCTCCATCGCCTGCTTGGGCAGGTAGCCGTCCATGACCCGCTTGATGTCCAGGTCCGTCATGTAGAAGGCGGACTCCTTCCACTGCGAGAGCTGCATCTGGATCTTGGACGGCGCGCTGTCGGGGGTGGTGGGCTGCGTGTTCGACGGGACCACGTCGGTCGCCGTCATTGCGCTGCTGAACGGGATATCGATCGTGTCCCCCTGCTCGCGGGCCTGCGCCTCGTACGCACGGTTGACGAGGCGGGGCATGATGCTGTTGGCGCGGAGCGGCCCAAGGGCCTGCGCCAGGAGCTGCGGAATGACGACTGCGAGTGAATTGGCCACGGCGGGTACCTCCAAAGGAAAGTCTGGTTCTGCCAAGGTGGATCACGGCCCATTTCTGGACCATCTCGTCCCACCGGGACGACCGGACTTCCGGAAGGTGCAAGGCACCTGCTCGCCGGGCACCGCCCGGGACACCCCGCTGGGGTGGCGTGGATTTGCACTTCTGGAGGTCTGAGAGAGTGACCTATGAAATCGTGCTTGTACGGTGTGCCGGATTGTTGTCGAGTCCGGTTCCCACAATTTTACCGTCTAGGTGAAATTCCCCCTGCCTAGTGCGACAGCAGGTACGCAACCATGGAGACGACCCCGCACACCATTGCGCCCGTCATGAAACCCGCCCACCATTCCCGGTCCAGCTCGTCGTCCCGCATTGCCTTTCCTTTGGTTTAACCGAACAGCCCGCCCTTGGGGCGGTAGGGTATCCCCTTGCGGAACGGGCGTCCCACGTAGCTAGGGTCGTCCGTTGCGGGCGTAATGAGGCGCACCCGCTCGCGGGGCCGCTCTTGCTCTACCTTAACCCCGAGGGCCTTGGCGGCGTTGTGCAGGTGCTTCTTCCCGGAGCACGCCTTGCGGAGCTGCTCCTCGGCCTGGATGAGCCACGCCTGCGTGCGGTTGCTGTAGGCGTCCGGCCCTAGGCGGAAGGCGTGCTCGGCCCGGATCCAGTTTTCGACGGCGTTGCGCAGCTTGCTCATGGGACGTACCTCTCCGTGCCGGGGGCACAGTGCACGCGGACCTGGAAGGACTCCCCGCAGCTGGACGCCCGGCGGGGCAGCACCGTGGTGCACGTCTCGCGGACCTTGCGGAGCGGGACGTACCAGCCACTCTTGTACCCCCGGCCCCCGTACCCCTGCCCGGCGCGCGCCGGCTTCGTGTTAATGACCCGCAGGTCCTTGGGGTCGCAGTGCGCGAAGAGCTGGTCCGACGTGAGGAGGAAGGCGTCGTGCGTGGCCCTCGCCAGCCGGTAGTGCAGGTCCGTCAGGAACGCGGCCCCCTTGCAGTCGGCGCAGTGGTGCCAGGCACAGTACAGCAGCGTGGCACCGTGCTCCAGCGTCCAGTCCCGGTCCTTCTGCACCCGGTGGTCGTACAGGATCATGGCGTTCGTCTTGCCGACGCCCTTGGACTCGGCGTACACGCCGGGGGCGACCAGCACGTCAGGGCACACGTCGGAGTTGCCGTCCGTCTTGAGCCTAGTGCCGTGCAGGAGGTTCGCCGTAGCCTCCTCGAAAAAGGCACCGCTCCAGTTACGGGACTGCGCCATGGACTTCATGGCCTTGTCCGGCGTCCACAGGTGCAGCTGGGCGTCCAGGGCCTTGGGTGCGTTGTTGACTATCATGGTTAGGATCCCATTGTGGCGGGACCTCCAAGAGGTGGTTGCTGGGTTTGCCCGTGCCTAGGGAAACGGGCGTACAGACTTCGATCTTGTCATGGAAGCCGAGGCGGCGGTTGCTTGGCAGCAGTCTGTACGTCGTGCCGTCCCGGTCCGTCCAGTAGTCGGGGCCCCGCTCCGGGGGGCAATGGCAGGCGTAGGGCTTCTTGCCGCAGCGCGCGCACCTGCTCATGGTTTCCTCACGCAGCTCAGGGGCACGAGCTCGTAGTGCAGCGACCCGCTACGGTGCACCCGGATCATTCCCCGGTGCCCCGGGTTGTCCACAACGACAGCCTCGTACTGCACAATAACACGGTCTCCCCGGTTAAACCCGGTACGCGTCCTGCCCCGCAAGCTCTTCGGGGATAACGGTAACGGGGGAGGGGGTGGATGCAGTCTGTGCTTCATTCTTCGGCCCACCGTTGAAACCCCAGCATGCGAAAGATCGTCTTGGCCTTCTTGCTGACCTTCTCAGGCCTGCGGTAGTCCTCGAGGTCCAGGTCGGGCAGCTCGACATCACGGTTGAGCGTCGCCAGCTTGCGGCACAGCTTCAGCTGCTTGCGCTGCTTCTCGCACAGGTCCAGGGTGCGCAGCAGGCTTGCTGGGAACGTCGCCCACGCGTTGCTCGGTTGCCCCTGCTCGCCCTCGTTGAACACCTCCGCCGCCTCAAGGTTGCCAAACTTAGTAAGCAGCTCGACCGCACCCTTGGGGCCGACGCCCTTCACGCCCGGGAAGCCGTCCGTGCCGTCCCCGACGAGGGCCTGGTAGTCCCGCATCTGGTAATTGTACACGCCGTATTTCTGGTGCACGTGCCGGCCGTCCAGCCACTCGTCCGTCTGGGGGTCGAACATGCGGCAGTTCTGCCCGATGAGCTGCATCAGGTCCTTGTCCCGCCCGACGATGACGGCCTGGGCCCACGGCATGACGGCGTCTGTGATGGTCGCGATGACGTCATCCGCCTCCCAGCCGGGGGCCGTGATGAGCGGGATGCCCAGGGCGTTCACGATCTGCCTGCACCGCCTGATCTGCGGGCCCAGGTCTGGGTCGGGGGTGCCGCGGTGGGCCTTGTACCCGGGGTGCCACTTGCGCCGGACGAGGTCCTCCCGTTTGTTGTCGGCGGCGACCGCCATGTAGTCGGGCTTGTGCTCCCGCAGCAGCTTGAGCAGGTTCTTCGTAAAGACCCACGTCGCCTTGGTCGGCTCACGCCCGGTGCCGTTGCACCATACGCAGTCGGGATCCACGCGACCCTCCTGCTGGCGCTGCCCAGATTGCAGCACGCACCCACAGGTGACGGACAGGTTCTTAAACGGGGCGTGGAAGGCCCGGTGCACCTGCGCGTGCATGTCCAGGACGTAGAAGGTGGGGAGCGTCTTTGTCATTGCCGGGCCCTGTAGTCCTTGAGTGCCTGCTCCGCGGCCCCTTGTGCCGTCTTGTCGTAGAAGTAGGGGCCCTTGGCGATCCGCACCCGGTAGCACAGGCCGGACCGCACGGCCCAGGCCGCGATCGCAAAGCTCTTGCCGCTCTCCGCGTCGTCCGCCTTCTCGTGGGTGTTGGCGATGTCCCGGACGTACGTGGTCCGGCTCATCCGTTGCACGGTGTACCCCACGGGGAGGGTCTCAAGCTGGGTCCACGTCTGCGCGTCCATGCGGAATTATACGCACGACCGGGCGGCGCCAGTCCGGGAACCGGGCCTTGACCTGGGCCTCGTGCTTGATCTCGGCGTCCGCCAGGTCCCACCCCCGGGCGTACTCGGCGGCGGCCGCGTACTGGTAGTCGTTCAGCTTCTTCCGCGTGTACAGCTTGCGGGGCTTGCCGGCGTACCGGGCGTCGTACCCGTTGGCGAGGTGGTCGTCGTGGACCTCCCCGTCCTCGGACTGCGACACCTTGCCGGCGTAGGCGTTCTTGCAGTGGTGCCCTTGACTTTTCGAACCCTTGGGACGGCCCACGGCGTGCTACTCCCAGCGGAAGCCCTTGTGGTTGACGCCGCTGCACACCTTGGGGTGGTCCTTGGGTTCGACCTCCTCGAGGACCGTGCCCTCGGCGTACACCTTATCCGGGTCGTTGGCGTCGACGAACCGGACGACGTCCCCGGCCCGCAGCGTGCACTTCGTGACGGCGGGGTCGTAAAACCAGACGCCCCGGTGCCCCTCCCGGCACCCGAGCGTCGTGTGCACGGACTGCTCGGACAACTCCTCGATCCCCCGGCCCCCCACGTTCCAGTGGTACTCCCCGTTGATGAAGTACCGGTACTGCGTGACGTGCTGCTCCCGCTCCAGCAGCAGGGCGTCCAGCTGGTGGTGCGAGATCGGGATGAGGGTCGGGGCGGGGCGGAAGCTGTAATTGTCGATCATGGTTTCACCTTGGGCAGCGCGCCCTCCATGGCGCGGGACAGGGGGTTGGCCTTCGGGACGTGGGGCTGCACCTGCCTCGGGAGCAGGCGGGGCTCCTGGCCGAGGTTCTTCCGCACCTCCTCGTACACCCGGACGCCGAACAGCCCGGAGACGCGGTCCGTCGGGCAGTGCTCGTGCACGACCGTCACCTCGTCGGACCGGTTGGTCTCGCTGATGACGTGCACGTACCCGAGCAGCCCCGAGGCGAAGAGGTAGTGCACCTCGCCCGGGGCGTTGTCGTCGGTCACGGCCACGCACGCCCGGGTGTAGGGTTTGGCCTTGAACACGGTTTAGTCTCCTGTGCCGGACTTGAGGTCGATGGCCCCGTCCTTGCCGCCACTGAACGTGCGGACCAGGTGGGGCCTGCAAATGTCGATGAGGCCCAGCGCCGCGTACCCGCCGTACGCGCAAATCTTCGGGGCCTCGTCGGTCTTGGGGTCCTGGAAGATGACGAGGCACTCACTCCGCCGCTCGAGGGCCTTGAAGAGGTGCCTCGTCTCGACCAGGTCGAGCTGGTCCTTGAGCTCCCGGGCGGGGGCCTTGGCGGCCTCCTCCGCCGCTTGCTTCACCTGCTGCAGGCAGGCCTTGAGGTCGTTGTAGCTATGGCCCTTGTCGAGCACGCTGCCGCACAGCCCGGCGATCTTCTTAAGGGTATCCTTCATCGGCCTCTCCCTGGGTACGTCGCGTCCGAGAGTGTGCAGTCTTGCTTAGAACGGGATGTCGTCCGTTTGCCCGGCGGCGGGCACGGGGTCGGGCTTTTGCTCCCGCAGGGCGGCTGCCTGCCTCTTCCTGCGGGCGGTCCCGTCCTGGTCGTTGTACTTCTTCGTCGTGTGCTCGAGGTGCTGGGGGTTGACGCAATCCCGCCGGTGGCAGCAGTCCGTATGGTGCACGTGGCGGAGCCGCGGGACGATGCCCTTTAGGAGGGCGTGGGCGAACCGGTGGGCCCCCATCCACTGCCGCCGGTAGCAGAACAGCCCGTACCCGTTCTTGTCCCGCCGCCCCAGCCACGGCCAGCACCCGTTGGCGTCCGGCTCGCCGACCTTGGAGGCGAACCGGAGCACGTCCCGGGGCCGGACGTCGTCCAGGCACAGCTCGTTGGCGGGTTTGAGTCCCTTGCGTCGCGGCATGCCTATCTAGACTCCCTGGCGCGATGGAGGTCAACGGCGGCCTTGCAAATCGCCTCGTCTAGGGCCCGCACCGACGCCCGGAACTCTGCCTCGGCGAGCCGCAGCAGCTCCTTGAGCGCCTGGTCCTCTGCCTCGGTGTGCAGGAGGTCGGGGTGCAGCGCGAAGGACTGCTCCGGCCAGCGTTCTAATTCAATCCTTATCCGGTTCGTCATCGAACGTCTCCGTCTCGTCGTACTCCCGGCAGCTCCCGCACCAACCCTCGGCGGCCGACCCGCACCGGCACAGGGGCACCGCCACGTCGAGGGCGTCGGGGTAGTCCACTTCTGCCCGCTGCCCCCGGTCGTCGTCCTCGAGCACCTGGTCCGCGTCACCCATGGTAACCATGTCCCGCTCGAACTGCTCGTCCCGCTCCGTCCGGAGCAGCCACTCGGCGTACTCCTCGTTGTACAGGTCCGCGGCCCTCTGCAGGGCGGCCTCCTCGACGTCGCTGTCCTGGAAGAAGCTGAACGTCAGCATGCGGCAGAAGAAGCTGCGGTCAACAAAAGTGCTCATAGTACCCGCCCTCCCCGTGCCACCGGTCCCACAGCTCGTACGCCCGGCCCGTGGCGAACGCCATCATGGGCAGGAACAGGTCGGGGACGCCCGCCTGGGCGTGCAGGCACCCGGCCCGCTCCAGGATGATCTTCTCCGTCGCCTCGCAGACGATGCACACGAACTCGTTCCCGGCCCCGTCGTGCACGACCCAGACCTTCCGCCCGAACAGCCGGGCGACGCCGAACTCGGCGCTCCCCAGGTAGTTGGGGCCGGCGTGCACGCACTTGATCGCGTTCGGGTCCGTGCTCATACCTCGTCTCCCGTGTACCCCCTGCGCTTAAGCCTCCGCTGGAACGCCCGGTGGCAGGCGACGTGGTACTGTGCGAAATGGATGCAGGGCGGGTCGGTCTGGAACCTGCCGTTGAGCCCCTGCTCGAAGGTGCGGGACTCGTAGTCGACCTCGACGTACCCCCAGCCCCCGTTCAGGATGAACAGGATCTTCCGCAACGCCCTTGCCCGGTCAGCTGCCATCTAGCAAGCTATACCGTTCAGCCGATGTGTGACGCGGCGATAGAGGCGCACAACTGTCGCAATAGGTCGGACTTGGGGTGGGAACGGACCCTGGCGATCTGCCGGGGCGTCAGGGGGTGCAGCCGCCCGTGCCACTCGTGGGCGAAGCCGAGGCCCCCGCAGACGTCGCACACCGTCAGGTACCCGCCCTCCCAGGGTTGCCCCTCCTCGTCGACGGTCACGGCCGTGAAGTCGATGCGCGCGAAGCAGCACGGGCACCGGTCCGGCCAGTAAAGCATCATCAGGGGCATGCAGACCTATACCATGACGACGCCCGGGCATCGGGGACACCCGGGCGTCGGAATGGCCCCCGTCACGCCAACTCATCGCGTGCGGGGTATGTAGAGACTCAGTCGATGAACCGGGTGTGCAGGGCGTTGTCGTTCATGACCTCAGCCGCCCACCGCAGGATCATCTGCCGTTGCCCGGGCTCGAAGGCGGACAGCGTGTTGACGACGGCCTGCGCGGCGTCGAACACGTCGGGCTCTTTAGCCTTAATGCCCGTGCTGTCGAACCGGGTAACGAGGCCTTCCGCCTCCATGGCCCGCAGGGTGTTGTCGACCTGCCCCGCGGTGGGGGGCTTTTGCTCCTGCTTGGCGGCGTCTAGGGCCACGGCGAGCCGTTCTTCGGCCTTCTCCCGCTTCCGGTCCAACTCCGCGTGCCTGCGGGCGACCTGCTCGCGCTGCTTTCCGTGAGGCAGCTTGTCGAGCAAGGCCTTTGCCCTGTCCAGCGCCTTGTTGAGGTCCTGCACCTTGTCGTGCGCCAGCTTGATGTTGCGCTTCGCCTTCTTCGTCATCGTAGCACCTGTCTTTGTGGATAAGCGGGTTAGGGGTCCACGCCCCGCCCGACGCCCACGACCACCCCGTCCCGGACGACCACGTACAGGCGCGCCGGCGGGAGGTAGTAGGTGTAGAGCTGCTCATCGGCGTAGATTTCCCGGTATAACAACTGCGGGGCCGGGTCGAGGGCGTTTAGGCTCCGCTCCAGCTCCGCGAACGGCGTCCCGGGCTGCGTGTCGCCCAGGGCGTAGAACGTCGCCCGAGCGTGCCTGCTGTCGGTGCCCGCGTCTTGCAGGGGTTCCTTGAGCAGCAGCTCGGGAGGGTACAGGGGCGGGCGTGGGTAGCAACCCGTGGACAACAGGGCGATCGCGAGTACAACGGTACGCATAACCCGCGGAGCGTACGCCCGGCCCCTGCGCAGTACGAATTATAAAAGCCTGCTAAGTTTGCACACCTCCTTCCGTGAAGCGGGCGTCGGGCTTAATGGTGCACTGGCACGTCCACAGGCCCGGCCGGGTCGTGACGCTGAAGTAGCACAGCTCGCCGAGGTCGAGCAGGCCGTTGGCCCAGACGCTGGCGTTGTGCGCGTGGTCGAACAGCAAGTGCTCCGTCTCCTTGGCGGGCACCTGCGCCCATTCCCGGCGCATGATGACGTTGACGTACGTAGGCCACCACTGCAAGGATATGGTGAACTCCGTGCTCGGGGGCGTCCGGGCCTTGACGGCGAGCTGGAAGGCGTTCTTGTCGACGCCCATCTTAGTACACCTCCTTGGTACCGCCGTGCAGGGACGCGCACGGCGTCCGCAGGTCCACCTCGTGTACGTACTTCGGGTCCGGGGCCCCGCGCCAGCGGAGGCGCTTGTACAGCGCGCGGAGCCTCTTGCACGCCTCCTTCTTGTCCGACGCGACGATGACGGCCGTCTTGCCGTACAGCGCCTGCGTGGTGAAGACCTTGAGGAGCTTGTCCGGCGGGAGCTCCTGCAGGTACGCTGGTAATGCCTGCTCGCACCCGGCCAACGGTATGGATTCGTCGCTCATCGTGCCATCTCCTTGATGTCCTTGATCCCCTTGAGCACGAGGTCGATGCGGGCGAGCACCTTCTTCGCCCGGTCCGTCTCGCCCCGCCGGTAGTCCCACGGCAGCGTCAGCCCGGCTTTCCGGACGCGGTACCCGACCTGTGACTCGGTGTACCCGGTCTTGCGCATGATGAGGTGCGTCGTGAAGCCGGCCCGCTTGAGCAGCTTGACGGCCCTGTCGGCGGGGTCGCCGCGGAAGTCGACGGGCTTGCCCTGCACGCGCTTACGCTTGGCCTTGGATGGTAGCTTGAAGTGCATCGGAGGTCGTCTCCTGTTAGAGGGTTTTATCTATGGTGGGCGTCAGCCTACCGTGTTTTTCTAAATCTGGTACTCGGGGTCGTCGTACGCCAGGGGCCTCGTCGTGAGGACCCAGCCGGCGGGGTCCTCCCTCGCCAGGCCCAGGTCGGACAGGTCCCGGAGCACGACGGGCACCCGGGCCCGCATGGCCGCCGTCGGCAGGTTGCACAGCTTAGGCACGGCGTGCGGGTCGCACGGCCCCAGGGCGGCGACGGCGAAGAGCACCCGGTAGTACAGCCCGCCGGGGTCCAGGGCGAGGAACCGCCGCGCCCAGACGTCAGGGTGGCAGTAGTCCTTGGGGCAGGCGCAGTCGTCGCCGAAGATGGTGTCACAGTGCTTGCAGTACGGCATGCCGTGTTACTCCTCGTCGGGTTCGGGGACAGCGACTTCGGTGGTGCCCCGCAAAGCGACGCCGTGCCCTACCCGCCACGCCTGCCCGCACAGCCGGCATTCGTAATGGTCGGATAACAGGTGCGCCGGGGAGTACCCGGTGCTGTGCAGGAACACGTACTCGTGCCGGCACTCGTACCCCTCGGTGACTTCGGCGCGGGGGCACCTCCGGCAGTGGAATTCCATGCCGGTGCCGTCCCGTTCCCCGGTGCACACGCACTCCATGCGGTGGTCGCACCCCGGGGTCCCCTCGGCGGTGACCCGCCTGCGGGTGGAGAACTCAGGTTTGTCCTTCTGGTAAGCCGTTTTCATAGTCGTGTTACTCCTTGTAGTCCGGGTGGCCCATGGTAGTCTACCTTTCACTTCAGGATGTACACGGTGAGGGTGATCGGGTCCCACACGTTGTCGAGGAGCACGTGGGACTCCCGGACGGTGTCGGGGCAGGGCTCCGGGACTTCCCGGGCGGCGAAGTCGACGAACACCTCCCCGTTGGGCAGGGGGTCCCCGGCGACGCGGAGCACGAGCTTGTCGAGCGTCACCGGCCCGACCTCCCTGGCGATCCGGTGCAGGTCGAGCTTGTCGTCGAGCAGCTTGCGCACCTCGGGAGAGTGGTGCGGGTACACGGTTACCGTGTGGTTGGGGCAGTGCGTCCCGCAGTAGTGCTGCCCCGGCAGGCACGGCTTCGAGCACCCGGCGGCACGGCAAGGTGGCAGCATGGTGCGGAGGTGCAGGGTGACGGTCGGGAGGTCCCGCAGCGTCGAGGGCCTCTGGCAGTGCGGGCACACGATGACGTCTTCCGGGTGTGTGCTGCCGGTACTGAACGCCTTGTGGCAGACGGGGCAGGTGTGGGCGTACAACGCCTCAGGGTAGATTTTGGACACGGTAGACTCCTTTGCGTAAGGATCCTTAACACGGTGTAAGACAGACGTTCAAATCTTGGTCGCGAGGAGGAAAACGTCATTGTCGTCTAGGGTGACGGCCTTGACGTTTCCGGCGGATTGCGTCAGCAGCGCGTACTGCGTGTCCGGCACGGGGTCCTCGGCGTCCCGGACCAGTACGTTGACGAAGGCGTTGGGCGGGGTCCCGTCCTTGAGCAGCTTGCCGAGGGCGAAGTACAGGTCCTGGAGGGTGGTAATACGGTGCGTCATGGAGGGCGTCTCCTAAACGTGGTTGGACACGGTGCTGGCACGTCCAGCTCCCTGAGGGAACTATACCCGGGCCGGTGCCGGACTACAAGGTACTCCGGGCGTTGCCGGGCGTACGCCGTAGTCCGGGCGGAGCCCGCCGTGCGTTTCCGGGGCCGGTTTGTAGTACCGTGTGCCTGGGTCCTGGCGTATTGTGCATGGTGCGGGGTTAATTGCCTGGGGATGTGTGCTTGGGTGCTGGCCTCTATTACCGTGTCACTGGATTGCTTTAAACACACTGCGGCAGGGATGGCGCCCTTTTGCCGTGTGCAGAGACCTGGCCCTGGGCACAGGCGTTGCTACTGTGCAAGGTCTGTGCCTAACAAATTATGATAATTATCTGTCGCCGTGTGCCGTGTACTTTGCTAGGCGCACTGCGTGTTAGTTGTGCACGTACATTTGCACTGTTGCAGGCGCGCGCCGTGTACCGTGCAAGCGTAGTATTGCCGTGTGCTGTGCGTGCGCCTGTGCAAGGCGTGTTTTGCCCACGTCTGCAGCAGCAGGTGCTTATTGCTTTAGGCCTATTTTGCTGCATGTTTTGCTATGCCGTGTACACGGTGTGCGTGTGCCTGTTGTGCAGGCGTCTGCGCTGCAACACGGCATAGGTTTTAGCGTGCGTGCACACAGCACAAGCTAGGTGCGCCTGCTAAGTGTGTACGTGTGTGTGTGCTGCTATTACGTGTGCTGTGCAGTGTGTACTGTGCGTGCGCTTGTCTTGTAGTGTTTGCATACGTGTGTGCTGTGCAGTTGTGTATGTGCACAAGGTAGTACTGTGTGCAGACGTGCTACTGCTGTGTGTTGTCTGTGTGCAGGTAGGTCTGTCTGTGCGTGTGCGTGCTACTGCTTTATTTGTTTAGTGCGCTTTTAGGCGTCTTTTACTGTCCCCATAGCAAAAGCACCTGCTTTGTTGCTAGGTGCTTTGTTTGCGCTGTTAGATGTGTAAGGCTTAGCCTTAGTCTTGCCTGTAGTCTGTTGCCTGCGTGTAGTGCAAGGCCTGCACTGTGCAGCCTGCGTACGTGCCGTCTGCCTGCACCTGCGCTGCTAGCTGCTGCGCGTTTGCCTGCGCGTACCTGCAGGCGTCTTTAAGGCTAGGCGTTGTGCCTGCCTTGCCTGCGTAGTACGTGCCTGTTGCGTCCGTGTCTACCTGCACAACGTACTGCGCGTCTGCGTGCTGCTGCACGTGCGCTACTGCCGTGCGTAGTTGCTGCACGCTGTAGTCTGCTAGGTAGCCTGCGCGCACCTTTTGCTGCGTGCGCGCGTCTAGCAGGTGCGCCGTGTGCGCGTCCGCGTGCAGGCTGCGCAGGTAGGCAAGTGCGTCTTTGCGCGCCTGCGCCGCTGCGTCTAGCGCCTGCAGGTGTTTTGCTGCGTTTGCGTGCGCTGCGCTTATTGCCTGCTGTTTTGCGTGCCGCACCTGCGCGTCTGCTGCGTACGCGTCTAGGTCTGCCTTGTCTTGCTGCTGCTGCGTCTGCGTGCGCTGCGCTGCTACTGCGGGCGCGTCTGCGTACAGCAGCACTGCTACGCTGTAGCCTGCCTGCCTGTGCGCGCCTAAGGCAACTGCGTACGCGCCTGCCTTTGTGTACTGCTGCGCGTCTGCCTTGTAGTGCGCGTACGCGCCTGCAAACGCAGGCAGGTAGTGCGCTGCGCCTGCCGCGTTGTCTTGCACGTGCACTACGTACGTTGCGTCTTTGTCTTTGCGTTGCATGCTGCACCTGCCTTTGTCTAAGTGTTAATGTTACTTGTTAAGGCCTAGGCGCTTTAGCACGTGCCTTAGCGCGCCTGCGCCGTGCCTGCCTGTGCTGTTGCGCACTGCGTGCCTAACGTCTGCGTCTAGGCCCGTAAAGACAAACCTGCGCACTGCGTCTTTAAGCCTGCGCAGTAGCGTCTGCCTGTGCGCGTTGTGCTGCACGTGCACGTACGCGCCTTTGCTGCACACGATAGTTACGTCTAGGTCTTTTGTTAGCTTTAGTTTTGTCTTGCGTGTTTGCACTGCACACCTGCCTTAGTCTAGCTGCTGCACCTGAAAAACTGTGTCTGCGTCTACTGCAGTAGGCGTGCCTTGCTGCGTTAAGTGTTGCGCTAGCGCCTGCGCGTGCTGCAGGTCTGTGCCTGCGTCTGTAGGCAGCAGCAGGCGTGCAGCGTCTATGCTTTGCGTAACGTCACAACTAAAGTTACACAGCACTACGCGCACCTTGTCTGTGCAGATAGCCTGCAGGTTGTGCGCAAACGCCTGCAGGTCTGCTGCTGTGCCTAACGTCTTGTAAAACGCCTGCGCTGCGCGCAGTGCCTTGCGCGCTGCTGCGTCTGCAATCTGCACCTTTGTCTTTGTCTGTTTACGCACGTCTGCACCTGTGTTGTTAAGCCTAAGTATTACGCCTGTAGCACGTGCTACAGGTCTGCGTCTGCAAAGACAAGCGCAAGGCTAGGCTTGCCTGTGCTGTCTGCGTTGCTAACGCCTACGCCTGTGCAAGGCACTGCGCCTGCGTTGCTGCTGTACAGGCACACGCGCAGGTCTTTACCTGTCTGCACGTACAGGCGCGCAAGGCAGGCAATAAGGCCTAGCAGCGTGCGCGTGCTAGTGCGCCTGCTAAGGCACGCCTGCAGCGTGTCTGTGTACAACTGCACAATAGCGCCTGCGCTGTCTGTTGCTGCGTCTTGCAGCGCGTCTGTTGCGTTGTCTGCGTTAACGTCTGCAGCGCCTAGTACGTCTGTGTACACGTAGTCTAGCGCGTCTGCGTTGTCTGTTGCGTCTAGCAGGTCTTTTAGGCCTGCACGCGCTGCAGCGTGCATGCGCTGCAGTTGTCTGTCTGTAAGTTTGTCTTGCACGTTGCACCTACCTGTCTGTTATTAAGTGTTAGCCTTAGTCTGCGTGCTAGCGCAGGTCTGCCTTGCACAGTATGCCTGCCTGCAACAGCGTGCCTTTAAATTGCCTAAAAGGCTGCGCGTTTGCAGGCGTACCTGCGCGCGCTGCTACTGCATTGTACGCCTGCACTGCCTGTAGGTAGACAGCAAGGCGCACGCCTTGCACGTTGTACGCCTTTAGACGCGCGTCTACTGCAGACAGCAGCGCTGCGTGCATGCTGTGCTGCGTGTAGCGCTGCAGCGCGCCTAGCAGCATAGGCGTGCTGTCTAGCATGTACGTTGCGCGCATGCAGTCTGCGTTAGCGTCTTGCAGCACGTGCGCAGGCGCGTCTGCGCAGTTGTCTACGTAGATGCACAGGTCTGCTGTGCCTGCGTGCACGTGCAGCATAGCGCTAGCGTCTGCAGTGCGTATACCTGTGCACGCGTACAGGCCTATAGGCAGCAGCGCGTTGTCTAGCGCGTTGTCTGCGTCTAGGTCTATCTGCTGCGTGTAGCCTGTAAAATGTAATGTTACTAGTTGCACGTCTGCACCTGCCTGTCTGCGTGCGCCTGCACGCTGTTAAGTGTAAGCCTTAGTCTGTAACAATCTGCACGCTGTTGTCTGCCTGCAGCGCAACGTTTAGCACGTTGTGCACAGGCGCAGACGCAAAGCCTGTGCGCGTAACCTGCAGCAGCGTGCACGCGTTTACCTTGCCTGCGTTGTGCGCGTACACGTGCAGCACGTCTTGCAGCACGTCTTGCACGCTGCCTGCGCCTGCGTCTGTCTGCGTGCTGCTGCAGGCGTCTGCTAGCAGGCCTAGCACGTGCTGCGCCTGCGCCTGCACCTGCCTGTACTGCGCGTCTGTGCTGTAGTCCGCGTCTACGCCTAGCGCGTCTAGCGCAAGGTCTGTTACCTGCCTGCACGCGTCTGCGCTGTGCAGGTGCGCGGACAGCGCGTCTAGCACCTGCTGCACTACCTGCTGCGCGTTAAAAGCCTGTTGCACGTTGCACCTGCCTTTGCGTGTTAGTTGTCTTTGTTAGCCTGTAAGATTTGTTGCGTAACGTCTGCAGCCTGCGCGTGCGTTGCTAGCACTACGCCTGTGCTGTGCTGCACGCTTGCCTTGTAGTAGCACTTAGACATGGCAAACTGCCTAAACGCCTGCAGCACGTGCAGGTCTGTGTACGCCTGCACAGCAGACGTAGGCGTGTGCTGCACGTGCACGCTGTAGCCTGCGTCTGCAGGCAGCACGTGCTTAACGTTGCTGTCTGTAAACGCGTACAGCCTGCCGAACACCCACTTGCCGCCTACGTCTAGGTAGGTACTAGGCGCGTGCAGCAGCACGCCTGCGCACCTGCTGCCTGCCTTGCTAAGACGCTGCAGGCCTGCGTACACGCTGCCTGTGTGCAGTACAACTGTACTGCCTTGCTGCGCGTGCCTGCCTGCCTTGCGCGCCTGCCTTTGCAGACGTTTAATGTGTTTGTCTTGCACGTTGCACCTGCCCGTCTGTGTTAAGTGTAAGCCTTAGTCTGCCTGCTGCAGCGCGCGCTACAGCAGGCCTAGCACGTTGTACGCAACGCGCAGCAGGTCTGCCTGCACGTGCTGCAGGTCTGCGCTGCTAAAATCTGCGCTGTACGTGCTTTTGCACGCAGGCGCAAAGACGCTGCCTAGCAGCGTGTGCAGCACGTTAAACTGCTGCGCCTGCGCGCTGTACACAGCAACGCTAGCGCTAGACTGCGTTGCGTAACTGCTGTCTAAGTGCACGCGCACCTGCAGCACGTGCTGCACGCTGTTGTCTTTGCTGCTAAAGGCGCGCAGCGTGCACGCGTAGTCCACTGTCTGCGTGCCTTGCCTGTCTTGCACGTCTGCGCTGCACGCTGCGTGCAGCACAAGCGCCTGCACCTTAGTCTGCGCGTGCAGCCTGTTAAGGCCTGCCTGCGCGTTTGCCTGCGTGTCTTTACGTTGCACTGTGCACCTGCCTTTGCTGTCTGTGTGTAAAGGTTAGCCTTAGTACGCGTCTGCTGCTAGGCAAGGCCTGCAGCGGTCTGCACGTCTACTACAGCAGCAGGCAGCACGTCTGCGTGCGTGTAGACGCTAGGCGTGCTGCTGTCTGCGCTGTTGCTGCTAGCGTCTACGTCTGCCTGCGTCTGCTGCAGCACGTACTGCTGCAGGCTAGGCACGCGCTGCAGCAGGCCTGTGCACTGCTGCTGCAGGCAGGTAAGCAGCACGTCTGTAACGCTGTTAATTGCGTCTGCCTGCTGCTGCAGGTCTGCGTCTGCGTACGCGTTGTCTGTAACAGCGTGCGCGCACGCAAAGGCGTTAAACGCGCTGCACAGCGCGTCTAGCACGCAGCGCGCCTGCTGCTGCGTGTCTTGCACGTCTTGCCTGTGCTGCTGCAATTGCGCGTCTAGGTACGCGTTAGCACGCTGCACGCGCCTGCTGCTGCTACTGCTGCTGTCTTTGCGTACGCACGCAGGCAGCAGGTAGCACCTGCACGCGTGCAGGCGCAGTATGCGCCTAACCTGCCTGCGCATCTGCTGCACTGTCTTAAGCTGCCTGTTAATGCGTTTGCCTTGCACGTTGCACCTGCCTGTCTGCCTGCTGCCTGCAGGCTGTTAAGTGTTTGCCTTAGTTGTACGCAGCAGTGCAGACCTGCTGCACGTTGTACTGCACGCTAAACGCAACGCACGCGGGCAGGCCTGCAAAGCCTGTCTGCCTGTGCAGGCTGTTAGCAGCGCACACGCGCAGCGCACGCTGCATGCCTACGCGCAGCGCGTCTACGTCTTGCCTAACAGTAGCAACGTGCCTGCGCAGGCGCGCCTTGTGCGTAATGCGCTGCACCTGCTGCAGCACTTGCTGCGCTGTCTTGCTGCGCACCTGCGTAGGCACTGCGTGCACGTGCATGCCTGCAAAGCTGCGCTTGTACACGTACAGCTTAAACGTGCGCACTGCCTGCTGCGCGGACCTGCCTAGCACGCCTACGCGCGTGCGCACCTGCCTGTTGTCTACGTAAATGTTGTACTGCTGTAGCACGCTGCACCTGCCTGTCTGTTAGCTGCCTGCACCTGTCTTTGCACTGCACGCTGCAGTGCGTAGGCAAGACGCCTGCGTACAGGCGTCTAGCGCACGCACTACACGTTTACATGCAGCACGCCTGCAGCGTCTTGCACAAAATAGTCTGCGTGTACCTGCAAAAGTTCACCTTGCGCTTGCACGTCTGCAGCGTGCCTAAGTGTAACAACGCCTGCAGCGTCTACAGACAGCACAACGCAGGCGTACACGTCTGCACTGCGTGCAGCAGTGCGCTGCGCGTAGTGCGCAATACGTGCACGCGTGCTGTTGCGCGCTTTGCGTACGCTTGTGCACGCACAATGCGCCTGCACCTGCGCGCCTACTTGCACCTGTACGCTGTTGCTGCTGTTGTCTTGCATCTGTGCACCTGTCTGTCTGCTGCCTTGCGTCTGCTGCAGGCACGCTGCCTGCGCTGCTGCGTATTGTACACAGCCTGTATCTGCTAGATACAACACAAATCTTTGCAGATTTACAGGCTAAATTTAATTTAGCACGCGTAACACGATGATAAGGCAGCACTTACAGCAGGCAAAATAAATTTGTGCACAAAAACAGGCAAGTAAGGCGTTGTATCTAGCAGATACAGGCTGTGTAAAATGCGCAGCACAGACGCAACGCAGGCCTTTAACAGACAGGTGCACAGATGCTAACGCAACAGCAGCAACAGGTGCTAGACAACGCAGCGCAGCAGGCAGTGCAGCAGGCAGCGCAGACGCGCGCAGACGTGCTAGACGTGCTGTTAGACAGGCAAGACGTAGCAGACCTGTACAACAGCCTTAACGCAGGCAGGCTTATTGCAGACGTGCACGCGTTTGCTGCCTGCCTAGACGCAGCGCTTGCTAAGGCAGGCGTAGACGTGCGTACACACAGGTACGTGCAGCGCTAGACTAAGGCTAACACTTAACAGCACGCCTAGGCGTGCAGACAGGCAGGTGCGACGTGTTTAAGGCAACGTACAACGTAACAGACGCAGACCTGCAGGCAACGCAGCAGATGCAGGCGCAGCTGCGCAGGCTAGGCGTGCAGGCAGACCTGCGCAGGCAAGACAGCCTTGTGCTGCTAGACGTGCTGTGCGCGCACGCTAAGTACGTGCAGCTTGTGCAGCAGTACGCACAGGCTGCAAAGCTGCCTGTGCACAGCAGCTTTGCGCACGCAGCAATGCAATACACAGACACAGACGCAGACACGTACACAGGCGCAGACCTAGACGCCTTAAAGGTGCTAGTGCGCAAGGCGCAGCGCAGCGCGCTAGCGCGCGTGCAGGCAGACCTGCAGCAGCACAAAGACAGCGCACGCGTGCTAGCAGACAGCACTGTGCAGGCGCGCCTGCTAGACGCGCTGCAGGTTATCTGCACGCACACGGGCCTGCGCGTGCTGCGTACGCAGGTACAGCACAACAGCAGCACGTGCGCAGACCTGCAGGTGCAGCTTGCAGCGCCTACGCACACGGGCGCAGTGCAGCAGTTTACGCTAACGTACCTGCACACGCGCACAGCCTTTAGCAAGGCGCGCAGCGTGTGCGTAGGCAGCGCAACGCACCTGGACCTGTGCAACGCGTACACAGCGTTGCTTAAAGACGCAGGCATGCAGTAGCGCACGCGCTGCACAGCACGCGCTGCTGCGTGCTGTGCTGCCTGTGCGCTGCAGCGTGTAGCGCATGCCTAGCAACTTTTACAGACAGGTGCACACAATGTACAACGCTACGCATATACACCTTAGCACGCTGCACGCAGACCTGCGCAGCGTGCCTACAGACAAGATAGGCCTGCAGTCACTAGACAAGCTACTGCCTGTGCTGTGCAGCAACACACTGCAATACAACAAGCGCAAGCGCACGCTTGCGTACAGGCGCACGCACATAGGTATGTTAAAGCAACTTGTAGACGTGCTAGCAGCAGACGCAGCGTACACGCGCTGCTTTATGCAAGACGTAGACAACGCAGACCTGCAGGCAGACACAGGCGCAGACGCAGACGCAGCGCAGGCGTTGCTGCAGGCGCAGACAGACGCAGACGCGTACACGCACGCAGACGCGCTGCAGGCAGACGTAAAAGACCTGCATAGCAGCATGCAGTGCTACGTGCCTAGCAGTGTTGTAGGCCTTGCGCCTGCAGACCTGCAGGCAGTGCTGTACGCGCTTGCGCAAGACGCAGACCTGCTAAGGCAGGCAGTGCAGATTGTGCTGCAGGTGCGCAACACAGACGCAGGCACGCTATAAGGCGCGTGCGCTAGACGCCTGCACGCAGCAGGCGTCTTGCGTGCGCACCTGTGCGTGCAGGTGCAAGGCTAAGGCGTAGGCTTAACAGGCAGGCAGGTGCACAGATGCTACAGCGTACGCTAAACAACACGTACACAGACGCGCAGGTGCAGCGTCTAGCAAGCTACTACGCAGGCAACGTGCTAGACAACGCAGACGCAGACAACACGCAAGACGTGCTGCAGCAGCAAGGCTACAGCGCAGACCTGTACACAGGCACAGGCACTATGCACCTGCTGTACGCGTACTGCGTGCTGCTGCAGGCGTGCAAAGACCTGCAGGCAGGCGCTAGCGTTGTGCTGCCTGCAGACGTGCAGCAGGTGCTAGACGCAGGCAAGGCAGACGCAGGCGCAGGCCTAGACGCTGCAGACCTAGACAACGCGCTGCAGCAGGCGTACGTGCTGTTTGTGCGTGCAGCAGGCACTACACCTTACGCAGACACAGACGCAGACCTGCAAGACGTGCTTGCAGGCGCAGACCTGTAGGCACGCAGGCACAACGCAACGCAGCAGACAGCAGACAGGCCTAGCAGCCTGTCTGCTGCGTTTTTGCGCCTGCAGGTATGCACAGGCACGCCTACGCAGGCAAGACGTAACAGCGTGCCTGCAAACGCACGCAGCGCTGCCTGCTGCACCTGTGCTAAGCCTTAGCCTTGCCTGCAGGCCTGTAGGCGTCTTTTGCGTTTGCAGGCGTTTTAAGGCACGTTTGCAGGTCTGCCTATGTCTGTGCCTACCTTAGCCAGTAAAAACGCAGCAGACAGGCTGCTAGGCGTGCTAGCGTGCAAGCTGCTGCTGTGCGCAGGCTGCAAAACGCAGCAGGTCTTGCGTGCACGCAGGCGCACGCGTGCGCGTACTACTAGATACGCGTACACGCGTGCGCGCCTGCGCCTGCGTGCGCGCCTGCCTGCGTGCGTGCGTGCGCGCCTGCCTGCGTGTGCGTGCGCGCCTGTGCGCCTGCGCGTGCGCGCCTGCGCGCGCCAGACTCGGCCAGGTCCTATCAGGTACCCTTCTATCAGGTACCCTTCGGCCAGGTCCTATCAGGTACCCTTTCTATCAGGTACCCTTTAGCCAGGTCCTATCAGGTACCCTTCGGCCACTCCTGCCCCGCAGACGCCTGCTCCCGCCAACAAAGAAGCCCCTGACCCGTGGGTGTAGGTCGAGGGGCCTCAGGAGGGAGAGCGGGGCAGGAAATAACGCCTACCGGTCCTTGGGCTTGAGCCGCACCTTGCCCGCCGCGATCTCGTTGGCGTACCGACCGTGATTCTCCGGCGTATTCTCCACGTACGTGATACCGTCCCGGTCCTTGACGCCGGCCGGCTTGCCGCCGCCCGCGCCGCCGCCGGTGCCCGCCTCGAACAGGTAGGGGCACTCCTGCAGCAGCTTCTGGGCGAAGCCCTTTAAGTCGAGGGGGTTCCCCTTCTCGTCCTGCATGTTGTCGGGGTCCCGCGGGACGAGCTTGCGGTTCTTGTCGACCGTGAAGGCCGCGCGGACGCGGTTGTTGATGTCGAGCATCGCGCCGGGCCGGATGTTCGCCATGTCGTTGAAGACGCGGGCGGCCTGCGTGTCCAGGATCAGCTGGTGGAGCTCCGACCGCTCGGCCTCGAGGTCCTTCTGCAGGCTCTGCGTCGTCTTCTCCAGCCCCTTGTACTTGGTCTCCCACTCGGACGCGACGCCCGTCGTCCACTTCTTGCGGAGGTCCTCGATCTTCCCCTCCTTGATGAGCTGCGAGTCCTCGAGCAACTCGATCTTCTGCAGCTCCGCCAGCGCCTGCTGGTACTTGGCGGGGTCCACGTCCTTGTACTTGGCGAGGTTCGTCTCGAGCTCCTGCTGCTTCTTCGTGAGCTCGATGTTGTTGTTCCGGAACTCGTCCAGCTTGGTCTTGTACCCCTTCTCGTCCACCTGCAGCACGAAGACGTCGCCCGTCTTGACGTACTCGTTCCGGAGGGGCTCCGGAACCGTGTTGATGTCCGTAACCGTTGCCTGAAGTGCCATCGCCGTACCTGCCTTTCGTTGAGAGTGTGTAAAACTAGTTATACGCCGTGTGTTACTTTTTCTTACGCCGCCGTGTCGCCACCCTGCGCCGGAGCTGGTCGAGCGTCAGCGTCCGGCCCTTCTGGTCCACCATGTCCTGGAAGCCCACCAGCCCCTTCTTCCACAGGTCGTACCGGTTGGGGCCGAGCATGTCCCGCTGCTCGGCCACGGGCTGCCTGGCGAACCAGTCCTCAAACGTGAAGTCGACCGGCAGGGGGTGCCCCGCCAGCACGGGCACGTGGATCGTCCGGCACCGCCAGTGGTAGGGCGGGGGGCCGGGGTAGGGCATCTTGACCGGGCTGTTGGGGAGGGGGTTGCCGTCCAGGTCCCACGCCGCGCCGTGCTTGGCCCGGCACCCGGGGGTCGTCCGGTTGTCCAGGACGGCGACGTCCTGCACGCCGATGACCCGGCCGCCCTCCTGGGCCTGCCGCACCCGGTCGCGCACGTCGGACGCCAGCTCGTTGGTCGCCGTCTGCACGAAGGTGGTGAGCTGGTTGCGGGCCGTGTCCCCGACGCCCCCGGCGAACTCCCAGAACTCCCGGCCCCTGGCGTCCCGCAGGCGGAACCGGGGGGCGCCGATGACCGACTTCACGATCTGGTCCTCGGACTGCCGGAGCACGACGGCCTGCCGGAGGGACGTGGCGAACCGGTGCCGGGCGTCGGACGCCATCTTCTTCACCCAATCCCCCACCCTGGACCCCTGCACGAGGAGGCGGTCGGCGAGGCGGGACAGCTCCTTGGCGGTCGCGCCGGCGGCGTCCACGCCCAGGGCGTCCGACAGGGACGCGACCTCCTGGTCCCGCACGGCCTTCGCCAGGCCCTGCAGGTAAGAGGTGAGGGACCGCTGCACGTCCCGGTACGCCTTGTTGATCTCGCGCGACGCCTCGGCGACAACCTTGTTGGCCCGGCCGTTCCGGTACAGGGTGCGGTTCACGTCGGTCAGGTTGCCGCCGAGGATGAGGCGCTTGAGGTCGTTCTCCAAGAGGCTGAGCCGCTGCGTGACGGCCTGCGCCTGCCCGTTGGCGAGGCGGATCAGGTCCATCGTGTCCTGGACGGCCTGCTCGGCGAGGGTGTCGTTGGGGTTGGGCATAGGCTAGGCCCCCCGGTTCTGCTTGGTCTTCTTGCGCGTGCCCCTGTCGTTGCTCTTCTTGGGCTTGTTGGCCGAGTTGTTCTTGCCCGTCTTGCGGGACGGGTTGACGGCGGTGGGGCCGGCCGGGTTCCCGGGCGCCACCTGGTTGGCCGGGTCGCTGGGGTTCAGCTCCGGCATCGGGATCCCCTGCGAGATCAGGCCCTTCTCGTCCTCGGGCGTCCGGTCGTCGGGCACGAGCTCGCCCCGCTGCAGGTTCCAGAAGAACGTCTCCCACGACAGCGTCCCCTGCTGCGCCGCCAGCATGAGCTGGGCGACCATGTTGAAGTCCAGGCCGACGATGTTGAAGTTCTTGTTGAGCTCGACCTTGACGGCCGTCCGCCTGGCGATGGCGGCCCACTCCGCCGCCCAGCCCAGCACGAGCGTCAGGGCCTTGGACACGGCGACGGAGATGTTCGCCAGCATGGACTGCTCCCCGCTCTGCCGGGCGATGACCGTGTCCGTCGCCTCCACCTGCTTCTTGGACGGCTCGAGCAGCCGCGACCCCAGGATGCTCATGTACTGCTCCTTCTCCTTGAGGGCGTTCTCGAGGCTCTGCAGGCCCTGGCCGGTGAACTCCAAGAACCCCGCGTGGGCCTCCGGGTTCTCGCTCACCCACGCCACGCTGCTCCCGATGCGGAGCGACGTCGTCTTCTCGAACCCCGCCACCCACGCCGTCGGCAGGCCCGTGAAGTGCCGGCCGTGCTCCAAGTCGGCGCTGCTCCGGTAGTGGGACAGGTTGGCGTCCGCCAGGTCGATGATCGGGCTGGGCTCGATGTCGCTCGTGACGCCGCTGGGGGTGACGAAGCAGAAGGGGATGTAGTCCAGGCCCTTGCCCCCGACCCGGGTGGGCTGCAGCGGCCCCTCGACCGTCTTCCACCCGTTCTTCTTGACCTCGCCCCCCTCCGTCACCGTGTCTTCCTGGTAGATGGTGACGGTGTACTTCCCTTCGACGAGCTCCAGCACGCGGTACTGCACCACGCACACGGCCTCGAAGGCGTCGGCCCCGGCCCGCTCGACCTCCTCCTCCAGCACGACCATGGTCAGGACCTTCTGCCCCCGGACCTTCTCCGTCCGCCAGTTGATGATCCGCTCGGCGCAGTACACGCTCACGTACGGCAGGCCCTCGCCGTCCTCGGACAGGTCGACGAGCAGGCCGACGCGGGCCGTCGTCAGGACCTCGGCGATGACGGTCTGCGCCAGCATGCCCAGGCTCCGGCCCTCGCACTCGACGTGCTCGAGCCAGTCCTCGTTCCCCTTGGGGAAGTCGACGTTCGACGGCCGGCGGGTGATGGCCCCGGTCAGCCCGGCGACGGTCCGCTTGGCGACGCCGTAGAACAGGGCCCGCGTGCGGTACGCGTCGTAGTCGGGGTCGGACTGCCCCTCCAGCACGGGGAGGTACGCGGCGCCGGCGGCCTTGACGGCGCGGGACCCCTCGACGACGTCCCGGCACTTCCGCCACTGCGAGATGTTCTGTTGGTACAGGGGATGTGGCGTGTTGACTGGCATGTTCTAGGCTCCTTGTAACCGCTCCATGCGGGCCCGCTCCCTCACGACCGGGAAGAGGTAAGAGATGGGGTACCCGAAGGCGTCGAGTAGGTGGCTCATCGCCTTCTGCTTGTTCTGCAGCTCGTGGCTGTACGTGCTCAGGTACTTGATGAGGCGCTTGCACTTGGGCGAGATGGTGAGCGTCACCTCGCCGTTCTTGTTCTTCAGCTTGCCGTTGACAGCGTTCTCCCGGTCCCGGACGCGGGGGTTGGCGGGGTTGGCCCGCACGTCGAACCCGGCCTCCCGGATGTAGTGGAAGTCCGTCTTGCCCCCGGCGCTGCTCGTGTGCCGCCAGGCCCCGGAGGCGTCCGGGTAGACCGTCCGCAGCCCACCGCCCTGCCCGTCCATGTCCCAGTACTTCTCGCGGAGGAACGAGCAGGCGTACTCCGTGTCGGCGTTGTCCAGCTCGTGCTCGGCGAAGAAGTGGATGTGCCGCCCGTCCTGCCAGAACACGCAGGAGGCGAACGGGTTGACGTTGAAGTCCATGCCGCTGCCGACCGGCACGATGAGGTTCCCCCGCTCGGGGTGCTTGGGCGTCGGCCTCTCCTGGACGTTCCCGGTCCCCGGGGTGGGGTCGAAGCCGTAGTACACCAGCCCGCGCGCCAGGTTGATGAACTTCCCCTCCACGTACGCGTCGATGGCCTTCTCGGACAGCGAGCCCTCGAGGCGCTGCACGTACCCCTTGTCCAGGGCCTTGTTGAGCCGCGTCGACGCCTGCACGACGCCGACCTCCATCCCCTGTTTGGCGAACCGCTCGTGCAGCTCCCCGCTGCACAGGTCGTACCCCCAGTTGAGCTGCTCCGGCGTGCCCGTCAGCAGGACCTCCTTAAGCCCGGCGTCGGGGTGCCGGACGCGGGCAATCATCTGGTCGAACACCTCCTGGACCATGATGAACGGCTCGTCGAGCCACGCCGCGGCGAGGTTCGGGCCGCGGAGGCTCAGGGGGTCCTCGCCGGAGTAGACGATGATGGTCGCCCGCCGGCCGTGGTAGTGGATGGTGAAGACCTTGTCCTGCTTGTTGTAGCTCCACCGGAACTCCCGGCCCAGCAGGCCCTCCTTGCCGGCGAGCAGGGCCTGGATCGTCACGATCACGGTCTGCTTGGCGAGGGGGAAGGTCGGGCTGACGACGGCGACCGGGGCCGGGGCGTTCTGCAGCGCCAGGGCGATGACCCGCTTGCTCCCGATGAGCGTCTTCCCCGCCCCGTACCCGCCCACGAGCACCTTGAAGAACGTCTTCAGGTCCCACCAGTCCCGCTGCGGCCCCCACATCCCGCCCTTGACGACCCGCATCTCCCCGTCGTCGGCCCTCACCATGACGGGGTCGGCCTTCCGCCAGAAGGACGGGGCCTTGTCGGGGCGGGGCCTGTCCCGCTCAACCGTCGCACAGAATGCCTCAAACGGGTCTTCCACCGTACGTCATCCTCTCGCCAGGAACCACAACCACCGCAGCACCTCGCACGCGACGGCCGCGACGAGGAGGCTGAAGAGCAGGCCGAGGGCCCAGCCGACGCCCTGCTCGGACGCGTCCTCGTCCTCCTGCGGTGGGAAGTACGACATGCCTTACCTCTCGAGGTACCCGAGCACCTCCGGGATCACCGTGGACGCGCCGGCGTCCGTCTGGAACTGTTTCCACTCGCCCCAATTCCCGTTGTTTAGCCGCCGGATGCGGTACGCGCAGGAGCGGAGGAGCGTCACGGACAGCACGCCCGACGCGTCCGCCTCGGCCTGCCAGGACTCCCGGCTGTACGACAGCCCGTCCGTCCCGCCCGCCGACAAGAGCTGCAGGTCGAACACGGCCCCGGGGTCGGCGGCCCCCGTGGCGTCGTACGCCGTGAGCGTGGC